AAAATGAAAAAATTAGATGCTATTGGTAGAATAACACTACCAAAAGAACTAAGAGATAGAAATGGTTTTAAAACTGATGACTTGTTTGAAATCTATGAACGAGGTGATGAAGTTATTTTAAAACCAATGAAAGTAAATTATACTATTGATGAATCACAAATGACTATATTAAGAAAAATATATAGTATGATTAAAGATACTGATTTACTTGAAGAAAGTGAACTTACAACATTAAAAGAAATTTGTAAGTGTACTGATTTAATATGTCCTAATTGCAAAGAACCTTTATATTTATCAAGTGATAATACTTATAAATGCATAAAGTGTGGTGAGTAATATGCTATATGATTTATTATATCCTTACCAAAGAAGTGCTGTTGATGAATTGAAAAACTTTGACTCTAGTGCTTTATTCTTTGATGTTGGTTGCGGTAAATCTATTACAAGTTTAGCTTTATTTGAACAAAAACAATTACAAAAGAAATGTAAGAAATTACTTATAATATGTTTATGTGCTAAAATAGAAGAGTGGCAAAGTGATTGTGAAAAATGGTTTCCATTTAGTGATACAATAGTAATTGATAAACCTAAAACTAGAGAGAAATTTATTAGAGGTAATTATGATATTGCAATTATTAATTTTGAAAAGACTTGGAGATTTAGAGAGTTATTACATATAGGTAGAGATACTATGATTATAGTAGATGAAAGTCATAAGATTAAATCATCTGAAACAAAAGTTGGTAAGTTTATGCAATTATTGTGTGAGTGTACTAATTATAAATGTATCTTAACAGCTACTCCAATGGGAAATGGTTATATAGATTTATATAATCAACTTTATTTTTTAGGACTTGAAAATCATAGTTTGAAAGGTTTTAAAGAGAAATATTGTAATGAGAAATTAGTTTATATTCCAGGTATGAAACCTTTTAAGCAAATAGTGGGTTATCATAATACTGAAGAACTTGATTTAATTGTAAATAAGTATGCTAGATATTATGAGAGAAAACTTGATGATGACCTTGTTCCTGAAGAAGTTATGATACCTATTAAATTAGAAGAAAAGTATAACAAGATATCTAAAGATAGAGTTTATGAAGATATAGTATTAGATAAGATAGGCATGAAGAGAATTGCATTAAAGTCACTTTGTAGTGGTACAATTATAGGTAATGCACTTGATGATGAAAACAATGAAGATTTACATAGAATATATCAATTAAATACTTATAAAATAGATTGGGTTAAAGCATTTTTAGAAGATTTCAATGATAGAGTTGTTATATATTATATGTATGACCATCAACGAGATCAACTTTATGATATGATAACTACTAAGTTAAAAAGACCTTGTGCTAGATATTGTAGTGCATATAAAGAGAAAGAGATATTTGAAAAAGAAGATAATGCTGTTTGTTTAGTACAATATAAGAGTGGTTCAACTGGTGTAGACTGGTTAAAGAAGAGTTATATAGGAATATTCTATTGTCTACCTGATAGTTATATAGAATTTTATCAAGCTAAAGGTAGATTAAATAGAGTAGGGCAAACAAAGAAACCTCTATATTATTTATTAGTAAGTAAAGGCAAATACAGTGTAGATGGTATGAACTATGAAGCATTAATGAATAGACAAGATTTTAATGATGAGTTTTTTGAAGAGAAAATGCTAAAGATAGAGGAGATGGTATAATGGATGGAGATATGTCTTGGGATATTGATGATATAATTAATTATAATAGAGGTTATTGGGAAACAAAAGATGGAAGAAACTTAAAAATAGAACTAATGGAAACTTCACATATAAAAAACTGTATAAACTTATTGAAAAGAAATTTACAGAAATTAGATGAAGATGAACTAGATTATTATAGTGATTATTTTGATTTTAAAATAAATGAATTTGAAAAAGAATTAAAGAAAAGAGATGTTTATAAAAGGCATGTTTTAGGTGATTAAAATGAAGTATTATTCAAATAAAACTATTAGAGTTTTCATAAAGTGTCCTCAATTTGGCTATACAGAATATGGTAGATGGGGTGCTTTACCTTTAGAAGTAAGAGAAACAATAAAAAGATTACTAGATGTTAATGAAGAATTAGATAAATGTGCTATTGCAATAGCAAAAATTAAAGATATAAATTCTATGTCAGAATATTTAAATGAAAGAAATTTTAAAGATGCAATAAATGAGGTATTAAAAGATATGGAGGCTGATAAAATAAAATGAATTATAAAGAATTAGCTGATAACTTTTTTAGTCAATCTTGTGATATGATTACATTTGAATCTAGACAAGAGTGGCTAGAAATGAGAATGAAAGGTATTGGAGGTTCTGATGTATCAAGTATTATGGGGCATAATGCCTGGAGGACAAGAAAAGATGTATATAGAAGTAAATATTTTCTTGAACCTGAGATAAGTAATGATGCTATAGAATTTGGTAATGATTTTGAACCTATAATATTTCAGTCATTTAAAAAGAAATATAAAAATGTATTTGAAGTACTTGATTACAAAAACATAATGTTTAGAAATATATTTGTTCCATACTTTCAAGCAAGTTTAGATGGTGTATTGGTAGAGAAAGCTACAAATAAGGTAGGTGTATTAGAAATAAAGACTACACAATTCAAAAAATCTAAATGGTATTATGAAGATGGCTCAAATGGTATTCCTCAAGAGTACATTGATCAAGCTATACATTATTTTAATACAACAAATGCTGACTTTGTAGTATTCTATCCATTAATCAACTATGATAATGCTGATTTTGATAGAGATATGGAGTTTTTAAAACCTCGTAGAATAAATAGAGAAGATGTACAAGATTATTGTAATGAAGTTATGAAAGAATGCATTAGTTTTTGGGAAAATTATGTGAAGAAAGGAGTAGAACCTAAGAATTTGGTTACATTTTAGATATGAGAAGTAGAGAAGGAATTGAAAAAGATATTGAAAAGCAAAAAGAAATGATAGAATTAGAAAGAAAATTTAATGAAAATAGTGGTGAGTTGTCATTTTTATATTGGCAGCTTAGTCAATTAGAAAAGGAATTAGAAAATTATGAGGAAGAAAAAGAATAATATTTTTGATAATATTAAAAGAACATGGATAGATTTTATAGACTGGGTTGATTATGTTAAAGACCAAAAGAAATATATGGAGAAAATGGAAGAAAAAGAAAATACTATTCATGAACTACATAAGACAATAGAAAATAAAGACAAAAAGATAGAAGAATTAAAAATCACAATAGAAACAAAAGATAATCTACTTGAAAAATTAGAATTAAGAATAGTAGATTTAAAAAACGAGATTAGTAATTTAAAGAAAGGAAAATAAAATGAAAATAATAGATAGTATAAAATATCATATTGAAGAAGATGATTGGTTTGAAATTGAAGGACATTATTTAAAACCTTTATTTGATTACATAACCAATTTACAACAAGAAAATAAAAAATTAAAAGAATTAGTAAATCCAAAAACCCAAATATTTATAGATACAGAAGATATGGAAGAAAGATATGGAGAAGAATTATATAAAGAATATTTGGAGAAACAAGTAAAAGATTATAAATCAAGAATAGAAAAAGCAATTCCTATGTTAAAAGAATTAAATATTAAAATGAAAGGTATTTTAAATATAGGAATTGATATAAAAGAAATAAGTGATATAGAAGATACTTTAAATGGTAGGAGTGATGAATAAATGAAATTATACGAATTGCCAGAACATCAAAATACAAAGTTATATGTAGATAATGAAATAATAACTTTTGACCATATAGATGGGTTTTATAGTTATTGTTGGATAGGTGATGATAAAAGTAAATTAGTTCATATAAAAGCAACAACCGAGTGGGAAAAGTATAAAGATGGTTATAAGTTAGTAGGTGATACAAATGTTAAAGATTAAAAAAGATGTAACTAATAAATATTATGATATGTTGAATAGTTTTAATGCAGACAATATTCTTAAAGAAGAAGGTCAATATTTTGAAAAAGAAAAAGAATTATTTAAAAACAAAGATAAAAAACTTATGAAAGATGTTGAATTATTGCAAGAATTAGAATTTGATTTAAGACATGAATTTGTGAAAATAGTAGAAATTGATAGAGATATTTTGTAGAAAAGGTAGAGTGATGAATAAATGAAAGAAAAAGAAACAGTAGGTAAAGGTGTTAAGTTTGAAAGAATCCGAAGAATAACAGGATATCTAGTTGGAACATTAGAAAGATTCAACAATGGTAAAAGAGCTGAAGAACATGATAGAGTAAAGCATAGTGTTAGTGAAGAATTAGAGGGAGGTGATGATGATGCTAAACGAGATTAAAAGACCTAGTTTGGATGTTACTTTAGAAATAGATATTCCTAGAATAGAACCTATTAAACATGATTTAAGAAAAGTAGAAACTTTTGTAAATCAATTAGATGAATTTTATAGGAATACAATAAATCAGTCAATAGCTAATTTTACTTTAGATATAAGTCAAGTAAAAGCTGAAAGAACTAAAGTAAGAAAAGTATTAAAGACTGTTGAAGATAATAGAAAGGCTATGGTAAATGCTTTTAAAGAACCTATTAAGGACTTTGAAGAAACATCAAAAAGAATTGAAAAG